TCAGGCGGGCGGCGCGAGCACCCGCATCTGGTCGCCCCAGCCGTTGGGCCATGGGCGGCGCATCACCTTCTCCAGCACGACGTCGGGTGAGCCCACCAGCCGTTCCACGACCTCGGGGGCCAGGAGCGTCAGCCGCATGACCCGGCGCACCTGCGTCACGTCCATGCCTTCGGCTGCAGCGATCTCGGCCACCGACGCCGCCCGCTGCTCGTCCAGCAGACGTTGCCAGTGATGCGCCAGCCCGAGCGCCCGCATCAACGCGGTGTCCTGCGCAGCCGCCCGCGCTTCCCGCTCCCGGGTGGCCTCCGACAGGAATTCCTGCGGCGCGTCCAAGGGCGTGATGACCTGTTTCTTCAGCCCCCGCTTCACCAGCGTCCAGGGCACGAAGGTCTCCAACTGCACGCCGCCCGCCGGGCTCGGCAGTTGGTAGGTGACTGGATCACCCTTGAAGCGGCCTCGGTGCTTCTTGCTCATGCTTCCTCCTCAAAGCGTTTCACGATCTGCCGTTGCGCCCCCCAATCCACCGGCAGCGGGTTGCGCTGGAACCAGATCAGGTTCATCCGGCGCGGCTGCCGCCCGGTCATCAGCATTTCGAGGATGTCGGGCGCGAGCAAGGTCAGACGCATCAGCTCGTTGGGCACCGATGGATGCAACCCTTCTGCCCTGGCGATGTCCGATCCGCTCTTCATCACGCCGGTGTCCACGAGGTGCTGCCAGTAGAAACCGCGCGCCACCCCCTCCAGCAGTGTTACGTCGTGAACGTGGCGGTCGTCGGCGGCCACCCGCCGCGCGCCCCGGCGGCGAAACGTCAGAGGCACGAAGGTTTCAAGGGAGTCGTCCATCAGGCCTCGACCTCCAACAGTTCCGCACCGATCCCCCTCGGCGCGAATTCACCGATCAGAGCGTCCCAACCCAGTTCCCGCCACTTCACCTTGATGCCCTGCACCTCGCCGACGTGGACTAGGTCGATGCGCTCGATCATCAGGTTGGCGATGCGGTGGCGCTCGACCGGGAACAACTGATCCCACACGTCGTTGATTCGTCCCATCGCCATTACCGTGGTGGCCTCGTCGACCTGTCCGCCGTTGCGCTGGATGTGGCGCACCACCGATGCGATGGATTCCGGGCTGGTCAGCACCGTGCGGATCTGGGCCACCACCGCTGCCTCGATCTCCAGCGCGGGCAGGCGTTCATAGCTCTTGCCCGGCGCGCCGAACCGGCTCTCCGACTTGGACACGTAGTAGTGATACTTGCGACCGTTCTTGCGCGAGTAGGTCGGGTACATCCGCTCGCCCGAGGGGGCGTACAGCAGGCCGCGCAGCAAGGCGTCGGTGCGCGACCGGATCTTGGTTTCCACCGACCGGGCATGGCCGTCCCTGGCCAGCACTGCGTGAACCTTGTCCCAAAGCTCCTGGTCGATGATCGGCGGGTGAGCGCCGGGGTACCAGTTCCCTTTGTGCGACAACTCCCCCAGGTAGATGCGGTTGCGCAGCAGCTTGTGCAGGTACTTCTTGTCGATGCGCGTGCCGCTGCGGGTCTGGCCCTCCTGCGTCGTCCAGGCCTTGGTCGTGATGCCGTCGGCAGTCAGATTGACGGCGATCTGGGTTGGAGAACCAATGGTCAGCATCTCCTCGAAGATGCGACGCACCACTGCCGCCTCGGCCTCGTTGATGACCAACAGGCGGTTGTCGACGTCGTAACCCAGGGGCGGGACGCCGCCCATCCACATCCCCTTGCGCTTGGCGGCAGCGATCTTGTCGCGGATGCGCTCGCCGGTGACCTCGCGCTCAAACTGGGCGAAGGACAGCAGGACGTTGAGCATCAGCCGACCCATCGAAGTGGTGGTGTTGAACTGCTGGGTGACCGACACAAAGGACACCCCGTGGCGTTCGAACACTTCGACCATCTTGGAGAAGTCGGCCAAGCTGCGCGTCAGGCGGTCGATCTTGTAGACCACCACGATGTCGATCTGGCCGCGCTCGATGTCCGCCATCAGGCGTTTCAGACCCGGCCGATCCGTGTTGCCGCCAGAGAAGCCGGGGTCGTCGTAGTCGTCGGCCACCGGAATCCACCCCTCGGATCGCTGGCTGGCCACAAAAGCATGGCCCGCTTCCTTCTGCGCGTCGATGGAGTTGAACTCCTGGTCAAGCCGTTCATCCGAGGACACCCGGCAGTATACGGCGCAGCGCTTGCGGGCCTTAGTGCTTGCGATCTCGCTCATCGCGCACCTCCCTTGCTCAGGCCAAAGAACAGCGGCCCCGACCAGTGCGCGCCCGTGATGTGGCGGGCCACCGCAGTCAGGCTCTTGAAGTTGCGCCCCTGGTACTCAAACAGCCCCTCGGCGGTGACTGTCACCCGGTGTTCGCGCTCGCCCCATTCGCGCAGCAGGATCGTGCCCGGCGCGAAATCGAACTCGCGCGGCTTGGCCCGCAGCTTGATCTTGGAGTGTTTTGCGCCGATGGCTTCCAGGCGCTGCTTGGTCTCGGGCGCGAGGCCACCGAAGGCTTCCTCCTGCAGCTTGTAGGCGAGGCGGGACTCGACGTGCGTGCGGTTGGGGTAGTCCGGGCGGCGCGGGAAATACCGATCCCACACCGTCCAGAGCTCGGACATTGGCAGGCAGGCCAGCTCCGCGATCCGTGCCGCGACGGATGCTTGTTTCTCGTTCATCACAACTTCTCCTCTTGATAGGGGGTTGTATGAACGCGCTGGTCGGGCAGGAAGCCAAGGCCAACTTCTCTCTGTTTTGGCTCATCCGCAGTAAGGGTGCGGACAATGGCAGCCGCAAGGATGGCGGCGATTTCGCCAGCACAGGCGCTGGCGGACATCTCCGAGGGAGATGCGAGTTCGATGCTCTTCATGATGGCTCCGGGGAATTGCAACCGTGAGGGATAGTGAGCCTGATCCTCCGAAGCGGATGGCAACGGAGGGCAATCGAAAACGCTTGCTAACATCAATTCGCAAGTAAATCTTGCGTTCTACAGTTCGCAAGAATAGAATGCAGGTTTAGGAGGTGACTGCCATGCTCGAAAAAATCTCGCAAAAGCTGATCGGCTACCGCGTCAAAGCGGCGCGCGAGTCCAAGGGCTGGACGCAGGATCAGCTCACCCAAGGCCTCGGCCTCAATGACCGCCAGTCGGTGTCTGACATTGAGAACGGCAAGCGCGCGCTCAAGCCCGACGAATTGCTGGAGTTGTCCGATCTGCTGGAGCGCGACATCGAGTTCTTCATCGACCCGTTCGCTGTCGCCGGCGAGGCCCAGTTCTCCTGGCGTGCAGCCCCCGAAGTCCCCGAGGACAGTCTCGATGGCTTCGAACTGAAGGCCGGTCAGTGGATCGGTCTGCTGCGTTGGCTGCGCGAGCAGCAGGACAGCCGGGCCAGCGTCCTGAAGCGCGCCCTGCGTCTGTCGGCGCAGTCCTCGTTCGAGGATGCTCAGGAGCGCGCCGAGAGTCTGGCGGCCGAACTCGACCTCGGCGTCATCCCGGCCGAAACCTTGATCGACAAGATCGAGCGTGAGCTCGACATTCCGGTGCTGTTCGTGGACACGGTGGAAGCCGACGACGGCAAATCCATCTCGGGCGCGACCTGCCACCTCGAAGAGATGGGCGTCATCCTGATCAACCGGAATGAAACCGAGGCGCGTCGCTTCTACGACTTGGCGCACGAGCTGTTCCACGCATTGACCTGGGATGCGATGAAGCCCGACCATCGGGAATCGAATTCCATCGAGGAGCGCAACAAGGGGAAACGCATCGAGCAACTGGCGAACAACTTCGCCGCTGCCCTGCTGATGCCGCGCGCCTCGTTGAACAAACTGATTGATGGCAATCGCCAGAGCGATATTGCCCACCTGTGCGAAGTCGCGGCGCTGCTGCGCGTCGCGCCGGTGGCGCTGGCATGGCGACTGTTCAACCTCAAGCTCATCAGTGACGACACCCGCCGCGATCTCGCGCAAGAGAAACAGCGACCATCGGTGTCGGGTGCACCCAAACGGTTCTCCGTGTCCTTCGTACGAATGCTGCACGAAGCGCTGGAAAACGGACGGCTGTCGGCTCGCAAGGGCGCGAAAGCAATGGGTCTGGGACTAGGTGGTTTGACTGAGTTGTTCGCTCAGTACGATCTCTCTGCACCGTTCGAGCTCTGAGGTGCGGACCATATGCCGAAAACCCGAGTCTTTGCTGACACCAATGTCATTCTCGAATCCTTCCGCACCGGCTGCTGGACGGCGATCAGCAGCCATTTCGCCATCGAGACGGTCCAGAAATGCGTCGAGGAAACGCTGACCGGCAACCCCGGTGATCCTCGTCATGTTGCGGTCCCTCCCGCAGAACTGAGGGCAGGACTCGCCGGCGAGCATCCGGTGACACGCAAGGAGATCGCGGCGCTGGTACTTGCCCATCCCTCCTGCGGCACGCTCGACGACGGCGAGAAACACCTCCTCGCATGGCTGCTCGCCAACAAGCTGCTGCCCTCTGCCATCGTCGTCGTCACCACCGCCGACAAGGCGGCATTGGTCGCATCCCACGGCCTGGGCTGGCTCGATTGCGCGGTGTCGTTGGAGGATCTGGCAAGAAAGGCTGGCGTCGGTCGCGCCAACCTCGACGCGCTGGCCTTGCAGTACCGCGAGGATTGGCTGTCGAGCATCAAGACCAAGATTCGAATGGGCATCCTGCCGTAACGGGAGGCGGGAGTTTTTCCTGGAACCAAGAATAATGATCAAAACGTACAAGAATATTCCTTCCCTCCATCGCTTTGTTGAAGTCGCTCCTGTCGAGGCCATCCGAAAACTCCTAACCGAGCATGGAAATGGTCAGAATGCTCAGGCGTTCGCATCCGTCGAATGGCCAGATGGCCCAGCACTGAATGGTGTCAACAAGGATTTTCGCTTCGAGGTTCTAGACATCTGCGTTGGCCTAGATGTGAAAGTGTCTGCTCCACTCGATGGGCACGCACGCCGCATCATTACCTTGTCGGAAGGCAAAGGCGTCGAGGCCATCCAATCGGTGCGTGATAATCTGTACCTGCACGACGACGACCAGCAATCGGCTGTCACCGAATACGACGCACAGCAAGACCATTTTGGTCGTGCCACCGTCATCTACCTTCGAGCGCCCGCTCTGTTTGATGACGCCGAAAAGTATTTCTACGCCGAGCACCATCGAAATTACGGAAAACTCTACGAGGCTTTCGATCTTGATTGCGACGATGTCAGCGGCTTCGAATGGACGGAAGAGAAACGTGTTCGGCTAGAAACCGTGCTTCAGGAACGGCTCGGTACAAACGGACGCTGCCTGGTTCAATATCTTCCTTTTGATCAGAAGCAAGCGAATGGCGACGTCGTCCCCGTACATCTATTCTTGATTCGCCACGCTGGCGAGATGAATAGCATTCAGCAGGTTTGCGAAGATCTCTCGACGGCTCCCATTTACTACCGCCCTCCAGTCGAGGCGACCTTACTTTTTCAACCCGACAAGAAATCGGTTGAAGTATTTTCCGAACAGGAATCCAGTCGGTTTCTGATCGCGTCGTCATTTGCCGAAACCGGCGTCAACACGGACTTGTCGGGCAGACCGGTTTCCATGCGCCAGTACAACCTCCGTCGTTTCTATCGCTCCCTCTCGCTACCACAAGAGCCGGTGGCAGACCTCGACCTGATCGACGTCCGCGTGGTGGAGGCCGAGGCGAGACCGCAGAATTTCAAGCGGCGGGTATCACTGAAAGTCGACAAGAACGATGACATCGATGAAGCCGCCAAAGATACGCTCGGCGACAACCACATTTTCAAGAGCGCGTCGTTGATCAGCCGCGTGGTTATCAACGTGCGATTCATGAAAGAGAACAAGGAGATCAATCTCCCGATCACTCTGAGCACACCGAATCGATGTAATCTCGGCAGTCGGCGTGATCCAAATGAGCGGGAACTCGGCTTCGGTGTCCTTGAGCGATACGGGATCATGAAGCGCGTCGTTCCGCTCAGTGCATCCGAAGAGGCAAACCTGTTCGATACGTTACTCAAGCTCTACGAAGCCGAGGATCGTGAAGTCCGGCGAAGTGTCCTCGAGCAATGGGGAGCGGACATTGAAATGCTGCGCGCCGGCGGATTCCTGAAGCCAATGGGCCGCGCGACGGATGTCACACGTCTGCGTGACGACGGGACGACGATGCATCTTTCCGTTTGGGCAAAAGGTGCGATTCTCGTCGCTGACGATCCCGTCACTCACCAAACCATCGAGATCGATCCCGTTGAACTTGAACGCTTCGAAGTGATGAGAGGTTGGGTCGCAGAGCGCGTCGTCAAAGGGCTACGTGGAGCGATGCAGATCGGCCAACGAATCAAGGCGGATGCTGCTGTCACAAAACTGGGAGCGCTGGTCGTCGGCGACGAGGATGTGGCTGTCTTTCTCGCCCGCCGTTTGAATCGGCTCGATACATTGGCTGAGGCCGATGCATATCTTCGAGGCGAAAGGCAAGTGGGCTACGGCATTGTCCTGACCGCCACGGAATTCAGCCCTCAATACCTGGGAGCCAACGTGGTCGTCTGGCTTGGCGATGTCCTAGGCACGAATGCCGGAGAAATCGCAATCGATAAAGACCGACTGATCCGCGCTCTATCGGACGGCAAACAGCGCGCGCTCGCGGCCACAACGGTCGATCTGATTATCCACAACGATCTCATCAATCAGGAAAGCGCAACGTTGATCATCCCCGGAAAAGCGCCGTGGCCGTTGCTGGGTAAACAAGTCACGATCTTGGATCGTCTCGTCAAGGCCCATAAATCAAACAACCCGGTTTTGCAAAACAAGGCTCTCTTTGAGGGAATGAGCTACAACCATCCGGCGCAGGCATTCCAAGGTGAGACCTGGAAATCATACCTGGGCCACCCGCCAAACAAAACGCGAGGATGGACGCTGTTCGTCTGAGTTTCGGCTTGATGCAATTCCGGGAAACGGGCTGCCCACTGGGCGGCCCGTTTTGCTTCTACATCCTGACCTAGAGTTGACCTAGAAATGGCCTTGAGACCACCTAGAAAGTAATCCGGATAGTTCGGTATGCCCACTCTGAATAGGAGGCATACCGAAATGCGAAACCAAGTCTCATCAGTTCAATCCAGCCGGGACGCTTCCCGGCCACGTCAGGACGCTGCCACGCGCATTGCCCTCGACGAAAACGAGCTCGCCGCCCGCTGGGGGCTCTCCGTCAAAACCCTCCGCCGCTGGCGGCAGGAGCAGCTCGGCCCCGTCTTCTGCAAGTTCGGGGCGCGCGTCACCTACCTGATCTCCGAAATCGAAGCCTTCGAGCGGCGCGTCTCGCGTTACTCGACCTTCGCTCGGGCGTACCAGTGAGGAGGACGGCCATGAGCGATCTGACCATCTTCCCCGCCGACATCGCCGAGATGTCCGTCAGCCAATTGGCCGCGCTGCCGCCCGCGCAGAAGCGCGAGGTCGACAAGAACCTCGACGCTGCCATCGACTGGCTCAAGAAGGCCCGCACCAAGTTCGACGCCGCGCTGGATCAGTGCTACGGCGAGCAGGCCCGCGCAGCGCTGTATGAATCCGGCCGCGACTTCGGCACCACCCACATCAGCGACGGCCCGCTCCGTATCAAGTTCGAGGTGCCCAAGAAGGTCAGCTGGAACCAGAAGCAGTTGGGCGAAATCGCCGAGCGCATCGTGGCTTCGGGCGAGAAGGTCGAGGGCTACCTCGATATCAAGCTCTCCGTTTCCGAATCCCGCTACACGAACTGGCCACCGGCGCTGCAACAGCAGTTCGCCGCCGCCCGCACCGTGGATTCCGGCAAGCCGTCTTTCACCCTTTCCCTCGATTCGGAGTACTGACCATGAGCACCAGTCTCATCGCATCGCTGCGCCAGCAGCTGCCGTCCATCTACGGCGATCACCTTCCCGACGAAATCCGGTATCGGCGCACGGACGGCCAGGAAATCGTTGTCGCGCTCGACGCCGCCACGGTGGACGAACTGGCCTTCGCCATCCAGACGGCCAACGCGGAATCTCTGGCGCTCAGTCGCCGCCGCACCGCGCTGGAGGAACTCCACACCGAGGTGCGCAAGCGCGCCGCGCGTGGGGCCGACCGCATCGCCGACGTTTCGTGGGAGGGCTGATCATGAGCTCGATCATTCCGTTCCAGTTCGAAGCGCACGCCGTGCGTGTGCAGGTCGACGATCTCCGGCAGCCGTGGTTCAACGCCAGCGACGTCTGCGCCGTCTTGGAGTTCGGCAATCCACGTCAGGCGATTGAATCCCACGTCGATCCCGAGGACGTCCAGAAATTGGACACCCTCACCGCAGGCGGTCGCCAGCGCCAAAACCACATCAACGAATCGGGCCTCTACGCGCTGATCCTCGGCAGCACGAAGGACGCCGCGAAACGCTTCAAACGCTGGGTGACCGGGGAGGTGCTGCCCGCGATCCGCAAGACCGGCGCGTACTCCGGCCCCGGCACGCTGGCGGCCTTGCCCGCGCCAACCCACGACCGCGTGAGCGCGATCCTGCTGATCGGAGAGGCGGTCGCCAAAGTGCCGGGCGTCACGACCGGCATCGCGATGGCGGCGACGCTGACCTGCATCCAGGAGAACACGGGCCTCACCACCGAGGTGCTGCGCCGCGCCTTGCCTGCCGCCAACGAACCGATCTGCTCGCTCAACGCCACCCAGCTCGGCAAGTTGCTAGGCCGTTCCGCCAAGGCCACGAACCAGTTGCTGGCGGCGCGCGGTTTCCAGTTCCGCAACGACCGTGACGAGTGGGAGCTGACCGAGGCGGGCGAAGCCTGGGCCGAGGCCATGCCGTACTCACGCAACGGCCACAGCGGCTACCAGATCCTCTGGAATCCGGCGGTCGCCGAGCAGTTGAAGGAGGTGGCGTGATGTCCCTCCCGATCATTTCGGCGCAGCAGCGCATGGCCGAGCGCAAGGGTGTGAAGCTATTGATGCTGGGCAAGTCTGGCATCGGCAAGACTACCCGGCTCAAAGACCTCGATCCGGCTACCACCTTGTTCCTCGACATCGAGGCGGGTGACCTGGCCGTGGCCGATTGGCCGGGCGACGCCATCCGCCCGGCGTCCTGGCCCGAGAGCCGAGACTTTTTCGTATTCCTCGCGGGCCCGGACAAGTCGCTGCCGCCGGAGAGCGCGTTCTCACAGGCGCACTACGACCACGTCGTCGTGAAGTTCGGCGATCCGGCCCAGCTCGAGCGATACCAGACCTTTTTCCTCGACTCGATCACGCAGTTGTCCCGCCAGTGCTTTGCGTGGTGCAAGACGCAGCCCGGCGCGGTCAGCGACCGCTCCGGCAAGCCCGACCTGCGCGCAGCCTACGGGCTGCTTGGCCAGGAGATGGTCGGCGCCCTGACTCACCTGCAGCACGCTCGGGGCAAGAACGTGATCTTCGTGGCCATCCTCGACGAGCGCCTGGATGACTACAACCGCAAGGTGTTCGTGCCGCAGATCGAAGGCAGCAAGACCAGTCTGGAGCTGCCCGGCATCGTCGATGAGGTCGTGACGCTGGCCGAGATCAAGGCCGACGACGGCAGTGCCTACCGCGCCTTCGTCACGCACACCCTCAATCCCTACGGCTTCCCGGCCAAAGACCGCAGCGGTCGCCTCGACCTGCTGGAGCCGCCGCATCTCGGCGCGCTGATCGCCAAGTGCGCGGGCGCATCGCCCGTCAGCGCCGCCACCCCCACACACATCGAATCTCAGGAGTAATCGCAATGACTGCATGGAATGACTTCAACGACGCTGACGCCCAGCAATCCGGCTTCGATCTGATCCCCAAGGGCACCGTTGTCCCGGTGCGCATGACCATCAAGCCCGGTGGCTACGACGATCCCGAGCAAGGCTGGGGCGGTGGCTACGCCACCGAGTCTTTCGAGACCGGCTCCATCTATCTCGCCGCCGAGTTCGTGGTCACCGCTGGTGACCACGCCAAGCGCAAGATGTGGAGCAACATCGGCTTGCACTCCAAGAGGGGGCCGACCTGGGGCCAGATGGGGCGCAGCTTCATCCGCGCCGCGCTTAACAGCGCTCGAAACGTCCACCCGCAGGACAACAGCCCGCAGGCCGCTGCTGCGCGCCGCATTCAGGGCTTCCACGAACTGGATGGCCTGGAGTTCCTGGCTCGCGTGGACATCGAGAAGGACGCCAAGGGCCAAGACCGCAACGTCGTCAAGATCGCGGTCGAACCCGATCACCCCGACTACGCCAAGTTGATGGGTGTCCCGGCGAAGGCCAAGCCGGGTGGCGGTACCTCCGGTGCCCCGGCGCAGGCGGCTCCCACCTACGCAGCCCCGACCCCGCAACGCGCGCCGGTGACGGGCAAACCGTCCTGGGCTCAGTGAGGGGGGCAGATGAAATGCTGGGTCTGCAAACGACAGGCCCGGGGCTTCGGCCACACCGACAACCGTCACGGTGTCGGCGATCCCCGGCGCTATCCCATCGACTGGGTGTTCTGCTCGCAGCGCTGCCAGAACGCGTTTCACGCGCTGTACGGCAACTGGCTGCGGGTCATGGACGGTCGCATCGACATCAAGGAGGTCGCCATGATCGATCCGTCTGATGTCGAACTGGCCGCGATGAAACAGTGCCTCAAGGCCTTCGGCGAGGCCGCGGGCGAGATCGGCTTTGCCAAGCCGCTGGGCGACTACTCCGAAGCCGAGGCGCTGCAGGTGATCGACGCCATCGTCACCTGCTGGACGGACGCGATGGTCGAGCACCACGAGGCGAGCAAGTACCCGGCGGTGCGTGGCATGACGCCCACACCCGATCCACTGGCCAACCCGTTCGCCGATCTGGAGGACGACCTGCCTTGGGAAGATCCGAAGGGGAAGAAGCCATGATCGACTTCAACTCCTCATCGAGCATCTCGGGTCAAGTCACCGCCCTGGTGGACGCGGGCATGCAGCAGGCCCGCACCCGCCAGTCCGAACGCCAGTACCTTGGTGCGTCCCGACTCGGTGTGGCCTGCGAGCGCGCGCTGCAGTTCGAGTACGCCAAGGCTCCCATCGACCACGGGCGCGACACCCCGGGCCGGATGCTGCGCATCTTCGAGCGCGGTCACGTCATGGAGGACTGCATGGTCGCTTGGCTGCGGGACGCGGGCTTCGACCTGCGCACCCGCAAGGCCGACGGCGAGCAGTTCGGGTTCTCGGTGGCTGACGGCCGCCTGCAGGGCCACATCGACGGCGTCATCGTCGGCGGCCCGGAGGGCTTCGCCTATCCCGCGCTCTGGGAGAACAAGTGCCTGGGCAACAAGTCCTGGCGCGAGCTGGAGAAGAACCGCCTCGCCGTGGCCAAGCCCGTCTACGCCGCGCAAGTGGCGATCTACCAAGCCTATCTCGAACTGCACGAGCACCCGGCAATCTTCACGGCGCTCAACGCCGACACGATGGAGATCTACACCGAGGCCGTGCCCTTTGACGCAGCCCTGGCGCAGCGCATGTCGGATCGGGCGGTGAAGGTCATCACGGCGACCGAGGCGGGAGAACTCCTGCCGCGCGCCTTCAACGACCCGACCCACTTCGAATGCCGGATGTGCGCGTGGCAAGACCGCTGCTGGAGGACGCAAGCATGACCGAAAACAAGCACAGCGAAGTTTCGCGAGCCGAAGGCGAGAAGGCACGAAGCGACTGGCACAACAACACTCCGGCGAATGCCATCGAACCGATGATCGATGCCAAGCAGGCGGCGGCTGCGCTGCGCCTGCCGTACTACTGGTTCGCCGACCATGCCATGCGCACCAAGTACCGGATTCCGCACTACCTGATGGGCGGTCTGGTGCGCTATCGCTTGTCCGAACTTTCCGCATGGGCCGCGCGCAGCGCCGCCGTCCAGGGCCGTGATGCTCAGGATGCGGACGCACCTGTCGAGGGAGCCGAATGATCGACTTCAACGACACAACTCAAACTGCGGAGCACAGCCGAGAGTCAGAGCGCGACGAGATTCGCGCCGAACTGATCGCACGCCTGGAGTCGGTGCTGACCACGATGTTCCCAGCAGGCAAGAAGCGCCGTGGCAAGTTCCTCATCGGCGACGTGCTGGGCAGTCCCGGCGACAGCCTCGAGGTGGTGCTCGAAGGCGAGAAGGCGGGACTCTGGACGGATCGCGCCACAGGCGATGGAGGCGATATCTTCGCCTTGATCGCCGCCTACCTCGGGGCCAACGTCCACACCGACTTCCCCCGGGTGCTCGACGAGGCTGCCGATCTGCTCGGTCGTTCGCGGTCGGTGCCGGTGCACCGCGCCAGGAAGGAAGCCCCGGTCGATGACCTTGGCCCAGCCACGGCCAAGTGGGACTACTTCGACGTCACCGGCAAGCTGATCGCGGTCGTGTACCGCTATGACCCACCCGGGCGCAAGAAGGAATTCCGCCCCTGGGATGCCAAGCGGCGCAAGATGGCCCCGCCCGACCCCCGCCCGCTGTACAACCAGCTGGGTCTGGCCGCTGCCAGCCAGGTCGTGCTGGTCGAGGGCGAGAAGTGCGCGCAGGCCTTGATCGCCATCGGCGTGGTGGCGACCACGGCGATGCACGGCGCGAACGCCCCAGTCGACAAGACCGACTGGTCACCTCTGGCGGGCAAGTCGGTGCTGATCTGGCCCGACCGGGACAAACCGGGCTGGGACTACGCGGCACAGGCGGCACAAGCGGTTTTGACCGCAGGGGCCAAGTCCTGCCACATCCTTTACCCGCCCGAGGAAGCCGCTGAGGGCTGGGATGCGGCCGATGCCATTGCCGAGGGCTTCGACGTCTCGTCCTTCCTCACCCACGGCCCGCGCCTGCAGATGCACGACGTGGCCGATGCCGCCGAACCAGTCGTCAGCAGTGACGAATCGGTGTGGGGCACGGAGGATGCGCTGGCGCTGGCCTTCACCCGCCGCTACCACCGCGACTGGCGCTACGTGGCAGGCTGGGGGCGCTGGCTGGTATGGGACGGGCACCGCTGGCGCACAGAGGACACGCTGGCGGCCACCGACCTGATCCGTAGCGTCTGCCGTCAGACCGCCGTGCGCGCAGACAACCCCAAGGTCGCCGCCAAGCTGGCTAGCTCAGGCACGGTCAGTGGCGTGGAACGGCTGGCGCGGGCAGACCGCAGGCACGCGGCCACCACCGTCGAGTGGGACGCCGATCCGTGGCTGCTCAACACGCCGGGCGGTGTGGTCGATCTCAGGACGGGACGCAAGCGTTCGCATGAGCGCGCCGACCGAATGACCAAGATCACCACGGCCACGCCGGGAGGCGACTGCCCAACCTGGTGGCAGTTCATCGACGAAGTGACCGGTGGCGACAAGGAGCTGCAGGCCTATCTGCAGCGAATGGTTGGCTACGCGCTGACCGGCTCGACGCAGGAGCACGCGCTGTTCTTCCTGTACGGCACCGGTGCGAACGGCAAGTCGGTGTTCGTGAACACGCTGGCCACCATCCTGGGGGACTACGCCACCAACGCGCCGATGGACACCTTCATGGAAACGCGCACCGACCGGCACCCGACAGATATGGCAGGCCTGCGCGGCGCGCGCTTCGTGGCGGCCATCGAAACCGAACAGGGACGGCGCTGGGCCGAGTCCAAGGTCAAGAACCTCACCGGTGGCGACAAGATCTCCGCGCGCTTCATGCGGCAGGACTTCTTCGAGTTCTTCCCGCAGTTCAAGTTGTTCGTGGCGGGCAACCACAAACCGGCGATTCGCAACATTGACGAGGCGATGAAGCGGCGACTGCACCTGATCCCGTTCACCATCACCGTACCGCCCGAGCGCCGCGACAAGCATCTCCAGCAGAAGCTGCTGGCCGAGCGCGACGGCATCTTGGCATGGGCGGTCCAGGGCTGTCTGGACTGGCAGGGCCACGGACGTCTCGATCCGCCGCAGCGGGTGGTGGAAGCGACCGAGGAGTACTTCGAGGCCGAGGACGCGCTGGGCCGCTGGCTCGATGAGCGCTGCGTGCGCGAGCCCAACGCCAAATCGCTGACCGCCGAGCTGTTCAACGACTGGAAGCAGTGGGCCGAGGCGGCCGGTGAATTCATCGGTGCGCAACGACGCTTCTCCGATCTGCTGATCACGCGCGGACTGGAGAAATGGCGTAACGGCATGGGCGTGCGCGGGTTTCAGGGCATTGGCCTCAAGCACCCGCCGACGCCTACCTATACCCCCTACGCGGACAACTGACCCATGAAAACCACGCCGTCTGACGCAGCTGACGCAGTTTGTCGTAACTCCTACGCGTGCGCGCGTGCGCGCGCCTCTGGAGAGTTTCGATATTCCGTGTCAGCTGCGTCAGACCCGCACCGGACAAGGACTGACACCATGACCACGACGATCCTCGCCCTCGATCTGGGCACCACCACCGGCTGGGCGCTGCGCGGCAGCGACGACCACATCACCAGCGGCGCTGAGAGCTTCCGGCCGCATCGCTTCGAAGGCGGCGGGATGCGCTTTTTGCGCTTCAAGCGCTGGCTCACCGAGATCAAGCAATCGTGTGACGGCATCGACTGCCTGCACTTCGAGGAAGTGCGCCGCCACGTCTCGACCGATGCCGCACACGCCTACGGCGGGTTTCTCGCCACGCTCACTGCGTGGTGCGAGCACCACCAGATCCCGTACCAGGGCGTGCCGGTCGGCACGATCAAGAAGCACGCCACAGGCAAGGGCAACGCCAGCAAGGACGAGATGGTGGCGTCTGTCCGGGCTCGTGGCCACCAACCTGCCGACGACAACGAAGCCGACGCGCTGGCTCTGCTGCACTGGGCCATCGAGCAGCACGCACGTGAGGAGGTGTGAGATGAAGATCCCGACGCCCCAGTACCGCTGCCCCCTCGGTCGTCTGCAACCTGACGTCCAGGATCTGGACGCCATCAAGCAACGTGGCTGGCGCGACCAGCACATCCTGGTCGTCTCGCCCGACGACGAACGCCTGGACTGGATGGAACGCGAACTGGTGCGCCAGATCGGCGAGCGCCTGTACGGCGCAGGAGGACGACGCCATGGCTGACCTTCGCACATCCTGGACGATTGAGGACGTGGCTGCACGGTTTGAGGATGCAGCCACCACCGGACGACGCCTGCCACCCGTGCGTGTGCAGGGCTATTTCAACTGCTGGCCTGCATTCGTCCGCACGGAGTGGGAAGCCTTTGCTGCGGACGAGAAGGTGTACCGCCCCTTCCCGCCCAGCCCTGAGGCCATCGACCGGATGCTGGAGACGATGCGCTGGGTGCAATGGCTGGAGGTCGAGCAGCGCCACCTCGTGTGGATGCGGGCCAAGCGCTACGGCTGGCGGGACATCACGATCCGCTTCGCCTGCGACCGCACCACGGCGTGGCGGCGCTGGCAACGGGCGCTGGAGATCGTGGCGGCACAGCTCAACAGCGACGGCGTGCGGTTGCCTTCCAAAAACGTGGGCAATTTAGGGTAATGCTTGCCGCGCTTGTCCTCGCCTTGCCTTGCTTGTCCGTTTCGAGGCCCGGCAGCCCTGCAACAAAACAGCCCGGTCGGGGGTAGTATTTCAGCTATCTTCTGGACAGCGGTGACGGTTGAGGGGACGGGCCCAGGCAAAAGGGGTCCTTCCTTCCCAAATCGAAATGCGGGGGGCGCGAGCGCGGGATTCGCCTAGCGTCCGACTGCAAACCAAGGTTTGCAGGGTTTGCAGTTTGCACCCGCCCAGTCCGCACCCATCACGAGCCCGCCCACGGTTTTCCGTCGGCGGGTTTTCTTTTTCCGAGGAACCGATTCTGAACACGCTCAACGTCGAGTACCGCAAGGTCGAGGCGCTGATCCCCTACGCCCGAAATCCACGCACGCACACCGACGAGCAGGTGGCCAAGATCGCCGCCAGCATCGTCGAGTACGGCTGGACGAATCCGGTGCTGGTGGACGGCGACAACGGCATCATCGCGGGCCACGGTCGCTTGGCTGCCGCGCGCAAGCTGGGACTGGATCAAGTCCCGGTCATCGAGCTGGCCCATTTGTCGCCGACGCAGAAGCGCGCCTACGTCATCTCCGACAACCGGCTGGCGCTCGACGCGGACTGGAACGAAGAGCTGCTGGCACTGGAACTGGCCGAGTTGTCCGACGCTGGGTACGACCTCGCGCTGACCGGCTTCGAGGATGCGGAGATCGATGCCTTGCTCGCAGACGACGTGGTCGCCGATGAAGGTGAAAACGAGCAGGATGCCGATGAGCCAGACGCGGCCGATGAAGTGCCGGAGACTCCGGTGGTGCCGGTGTCTCGCACTGGCGATGCCTGGGCCATCGGCCCACACCGCCTGATCTGCGGCGACGCCACCGACCCGGCCGTCATCGCCACGCTGATGCAGGGTGATGTGGCACGACTGTGCTTCACTTCGCCGCCCTACGGCAACCAGCGCGACTACACGTCGGGGGGTATCGCCGATTGGGATGGTCTGATGCGTGGTGCGTTCGCCAACGTGCCGGTGGCCGACGACGGCCAGGTGCTGGTCAACCTCGGACTGATACACCGCGACAACGAAGTCATCCCGTATTGGGACGCGTGGTTGGGCTGGATGCGCACGCAGGGCTGGCGGCGTTTCGCGTGGTACGTCTGGGATCAGGGGCCGGGCATGCCCGGCGACTGGGCGGGCCGCTTCGCGCCGAGCTTCGAATTCGTGTTCCATTTCAACCGGCAGAGCCGCAAGCCGAACAAGATCGTGCCCTGCAAGCACGCAGGCCACGAATCGCACCTGCGTGCCGATGGCTCATCCACGGCGATGCGCAGCAAGGATGGTGAAGTGGGCGGCTGGACGCACAAGGGCCAGCCGACGCAGGACACCCGGATTCCCGACTCGGTGATCCGCGTGATGCGGCACAAGGGCAAGATCGGCCAGGACATCGACCACCCCGCCGTCTTCCCGGTCGCGCTGCCGAAGTTCGTCATCGAGGCCTACACCGATTCGGGCGACATCGTGTTCGAACCCTTCGGCGGCAGCGGCACGACGATGCTGGCGGCCGAGCGCACCGGTCGCATCTGCCGCACCGTCGAGATCGCGCCGGAGTATGTGGATGTCGCCATCAAGCGCTTCCGCCAGAGCCATCCTGGCGTGCCCGTCACGCTGCTGGCCACCGGCCAGTCCTTCAATGAGGTCGCCGAAGTGCGGCTGGCCACCACGGAGGCCTCGCAATGAACGCCTCCTGGTTGGCTGACAGGATCGAGCAGTGGCCGACCGCCAAACTGCTGCCCTATGCCCGCAACGCGCGCACCCACTCGGAGGAGCAGGTCGCGCAGATCGCCGCCTCGATTGCCGAGTTTGGCTTCACCAATCCGATCTTGGCGGGTAGCGACGGGGTGATCGTCGCTGGGCATGGGCGGCTCGCCGCTGCACAAAAGCTCGGACTGGAAATCGTCCCGGTAGTCGTGCTCGACCATCTGAGCCCGACGCAGCGCCGGGCGTTGGTCATCGCGGACAATCGCATCGCCGAGAACGCCGGGTGGGATGACGCGATGCTGCGCATCGAGATCGCGGCCCTGCAGGACGATGACTTTGACCTGTCGCTTACCGGCTTCGATGCCGACGCGCTGGCCGAGTTGATGGCGGGCGATGAACCGGAGGGCGAAGGTCAGTCCGACGACGATGCCGTGCCCGAGGTGGCCGAGACGCCGGTTTCGCGCCCGGGCGACGTCTGGCTGCTCGGTGGTCATCGCCTACTGTGCGGCGACTCCACCCTGGCCGAGAGCTATGAGCGCGTGCTGGACGGCGAGCAGGTGGACATGGTCTTTACCGATCCGCCGTACAACGTGAACTACGCCAACAGCGCCAAGGACAAGATGCGCGGCAAGGATCGTGCGATTCTCAACGACAACTTGGGCGACGGCTTCTACGATTTCCTGCTGGCGGCGCTGACGCCGACCATCGCGCATTGCCGGGGCGGCGTCTACGTGGCGATGTCGTCCAGCGAGCTCGACGTACTCCAGGCCGCGTTCCGCGCCGCCGGTGGTCATTGGTCGACGTTCATCATCTGGGCCAAGAACACCTTCACGCTGGGCCGCGCCGACTACCAGCGCCAGTACGAACCGATCCTGTACGGATGGCCCGAGGGTGCGCAGCGCCACTGGTGCGGCGACCGTGACCAGGGCGACGTCTGGAACATCAAGAAGCCGCAGAAGAACGATCTGCATCCGACGATGAAGCCGGTGGAGTTGGTCGAGCGGGCGATCCGCAATTCCAGCCGCCCCGGCAACGCGGTGCTCGATCCGTTCGGCGGTTCCGGCACGACGCTGATCGCCGCCGAGAAGTCTGGACGGCTGGCACGGCTGATCGAACTCGATCCGAAGTACGTCGATGTGATCGTGCGCCGTTGGCAGGACTGGACTGGCAAACGAGCCACCCGCGAAGCGGATGGCGTGCTATTCGATCAGGCGGCCAGCGAATCTTCCGCGATCTCGCAGTGAATCACAAACCCGGTCAGGTACGGCAGGCCGCGCGGGATGCCGTAGTCCTTGCTGGTCTGGCGTCCGATCCTCCAACCCATCCACTGCTGGGTGGCGGCGTGGATCGCGTCGGCAAGGGCGCGGCCCGCGTGCAGTTGGTTGAGGACGTCGTCGGCAAAGTGGCGTCCGTGGCGGCTGTCGAGGAAGATCCGGACAGATTCGAGGGGCTGGCTGGTGGCGTCCGAGATGGCGGTCATCGCCAAGGGCCACGCGGCGCTGGCCTGCTCGTTCATCGTGCCCCAAAAGCCCCAGGCATCGTTCTCGGTGGCGGGGATTTGCTGGGTGGTGGTCATGTCGGGCTCCTTCGGGTTGATCGTTGCGACACTTGAAGTAACGCGCAGTTCGATTGAGAAGCCAAGCGGGTCTTGGCCTCTTTCTCGATCAATTTCGCTCACCCGAGACGGGCCACGTACCGCGCGTAATCGCCACCCTCGGGATTGACATAGAGATAGGGGCGTCCCGGTGCGGTGACCTCGACGCAGAGATAACCATCGCCGGTGCCGCCGCCCTTGCCGCGCAGCCAATCACACGACACCAACAGGCTGCGGGCAAAGGCATCGAACTCTGCAGTGGTGAGTTCCTTGGTTTCGGTGACGTAGATCCTGGTCTGGCCCTGGCCGCCGACCTCGCCCAGATCGGCGGGCTTGCGGGCAAACGGCAGTCGGATGCCCAGCTCCTCGACCTGGATGGCGTTGTCGCCAACCTGCAGGGTGCGCGGGGTGCGTTCGATGGTGATGGTCATGGTGCTCATTGCAGTTCTCCTTGGCTTGCGTCGTCAATCACGACACCAGCATGAACACGCTGTTCTGCGGAGAAGCCAAGCGTTTCAGGCGGCGTCGTGATCGAATTCCTCAGGCGATCCGGTAGACCCGTTCGCCGCCTTGGGCCTTGTCCGAGACGATGGTCAGGCCAAGCTTCTTCTTGAAGGCTCCAGCGAAGGTGCCGCGTACCGTGTGCGCCTGCCAGCCGGTGGCGTCGCAGATCTGGCGTACCGTCGCGCCCTCGGGGCGCTGCAGCATCCGGATCACGGTGGCCTGCTTGCTGTTCTCGCGGGTGCGAGGTTTCGCCTCGACGTTTTCTTGCGCCCACGTGGCTTCTGCGGCCGCCACGGCGGCTTCGATCTCCGGGTCTGAGTCCAGGGGCGCTGGCGCGGGACGGGCGCGCCCCATCGCGTCGTAGCCCTCGGCGGCGACGAACCAGTCGGTGCCTGAGGGGGTGATCAGGGCGCGGTTGAACAAGCCGTCGAGCACCTTCTTGCGTGCGCCGCCTTTGATGTTGTCGGGGAACCAGTCGATCTTGCCGTCGGTGTGTTCGAGGGCGTAGGCCAGGATCGCGTGCTGGGCCGGGGTCAGTTGGGTGGTGGTCATTTGCTGCTCCTTCGGGGTGGTTGATCGGGTGACGTGATGAACGCGCTGTTCGGGAATGAAGCCAAGCGCTTCCTGCTTAGCTCCGGCCCTTCTTGATCAGCCGCTGGTCTTGTCCGCGTTCACGGCCTTGCGACCCTGCTCGACGCCCGCGTTAAAGGCGGCTTCAAGGGCATCGCGCAGGCACCAGACCGCCACGTCGTGGAAGTCCAGGCTGTCCGAACGGCGCGTCTCCAGGGTTTCGATGCGGAGGTGCTGCTGGGCGATCTGCGTGAGGAGGTTGTCGAGCTGGTTCATTTCCGTGTCCTTCGATGTGGTGGATGACGAACGTATGAACGCGCTGCTCCAGATGGAAGCCAAGCAGATTCCGAAGGAATGACGAACCAATGATTGAAGGGGCCGATGGGTATCTCGATTCGCGCTTACGCCCGTCACCGTGGCGTGACCGACACCGCCGTTCACAAGGCGATTCGCGCCGGACGCATCACGCCGGAGGCTGACGGCACCATCGACGCCGACCGCGCGGATCGCGAGTGGGCGCGCAATTCGGAGGCTCCTAAGGCCGGAACGCGCGCCAAGGCCCCGAAGGTCGCCGTGCCGGAGGGCGGCGGCGACGGGCCTGCTGCCTTACCCGCTGGTGGCACGTCCCTACTTCAGGCGCGCACGGTCAACGAGGTGGTCAAGGCGCAGACGAACAAGGTGCGGCTGGCCCGACTGAAGGGCGAACTGGTGGATCGGCCGCAGGCCATCGCCCATGTTTTCAAACTGGCGCGATCAGAACGCGATGCGTGGCTGAACTGGCCCGCCCGCATCTCGGCGCAAATGGCGGCCAAGCTCGGCGTCGACCCGCACACGATGCACGTCGCCCTGGAGGCGGCGGTGCGTGAACACCTGCAGGAGGTGGGCGAGTTGCGTCCCCGGGTGGACTGATGTTGGACATGGACTACGAAGGCGCGGCCGAGATCGAGCGTGCGTGGCGCGAGGGGCTGACGCCCGACCCGCTGCTCACGGTGTCCGAATGGTCGGATCGGCATCGGATGCTGTCCTCCAAGGCGTCCGCCGAGCCGGGACGCTGGCGCACCAGCCGCACGCCGTACCTGAAGGCGATCATGGACTGCCTGTCGCCGACCTCGCCGGTCGAGCGCGTGGTGTTCATGAAGGCCGCCCAGCTCGGCGCGACCGAGATGGGCTCGAACTGGATCGGCTACGTGATCCACCACGCGCCGGGGCCGATGATGGCGGTGTGGCCAACCGTGGAGATGGCCAAACGCAACTCCAAGCAGCGGATCGACCCGCTGATCGAGGAGTCGGCGGCCCTGGCGGAACTGATCGCACCTGCCAGGAGCCGGGACTCTGGCAACACCATCCTGGCCAAGGAGTTCCGGGGCGGAGTGCTGGTGATGACCGGGGCCAACAGCGCAGTCGGCTTGCGTTCAATGCCGGTGCGGTATCTGTTCCTCGACGAGGTGGACGGCTACCCGCTGGACGTCGAGGGCGAAGGCGATGCGATCTCGCTGGCCGAAGCCCGCACGCGCACCTTCGCGCGCCGCAAGATCTTCATCGTCTCGACGCCGACGATCTCGGGGGCGAGCGCCATCGAACGCGAGTACGAGGCCAGCGACCAGCGTCGCTACTTTGTGCCGTGCCCGCATTGCTCGCACCGCCAGTGGCTACGCTTCGAGCAGTTGCGCTGGGAGAAGGGACAACCGGACACGGCGGCCTACATCTGCGAATCGTGCGACGAGCCGATTGCCGAGCATCACAAGGCGTGGATGCTGGAGCACGGTGAGTGGCGCGCGATGATCACCGACGGGTCGGGTAAGACGGCGGGGTTTCACCTGTCGTCGCTGTACAGCCCAGTGGGCTGGCGCAGTTGGCGCGACATCGCGGCCGCGTGGGAAAGCGCCGTCAACAAGGAGTCGGGGTCGGCGGCAGCCATCAAGACCTTCAAGAACACCGAGCTCGGCGAGACATGGGTCGAGGAAGGCGAAGCGCCCGACTGGCAGCGGCTGGTCGAGCGCCGGGAGGACTACCGCATCGGCACGGTGCCGCAGGGTGGATTGCTGCTGGTAGGCGCGGCCGACGTGCAGAAGGATCGCATCGAGGCCTCCATCTGGGCCTTCGGGCGCGGCAAGGAGTCCTGGTTGGTCGAGCATCGCGTGCTGATGGGCGACACCGCCCGCGACGCGGTGTGGAAGCGCCTTGGCGAGTTGATCTCTGAGAACTGGACGCACGCCTCTGGCGCAGCCATGCCGCTGGCCCGTTTCGCGCTGGACACCGGCTTTGCGACGCAGGAGGCCTACGCCTTCGTGCGTGCGTGCCGTGATCCGCGCATGATGGCTGTCAAAGGTGTGCCGCGCGGCGCGGCCCTGATCGGTACCCCGACTGCCATCGATGTCTCGCAGGGCGGCAAGAAGCTGCGCCGGGGTATCAAGGTGTTCTCGGTGGCGGTGGGCATCGCCAAGCTGGAGTTCTACAACAACCTGCGCAAGGGCGCGGACGTCAATGAGGACGGGGTGACCACGGTCTTTCCGGCCGGGTTCGTCCATCTGCCCAAGATCGACGCGGAGTTCATCCAGCAGCTCTGCGCCGAACAGTTGATCACCCGCCGCGACCGCAACGGCTTCCCGGTGCGCGAGTGGCAAAAGATGCGCGAGCGCAACGAAGCGCTCGACTGCTACGTGTACGCCAGGGCCGCCGCATCGGCGGCGGGCCTGGATCGCTTCGAGGAACGCCATTGGCGGGAACTGGAGCGGCAACTCGGGATGGAACGGCCACCGGATGAGCCGCCCCCGATTCAAGCATTCGACCCCGACGAGGCCACCCACAGCGGTGGCCTCGCTGCTTCTGGCACCCGCTATTCCGGTCGGCGCGTGATCAAGAGCCGCTGGCTGACCCGATGAGGACCCGATGACCTACACCACCACCCAACTCGACGCGCTCAAGCGCGCGCTGGCTACCGGCGAGCGCCGCGTGAGCTTCGGCGACAAGACGGTCGAGTACCGCTCGGTCGAGGAACTGCAGTCGGCCATCCGCACGGTTGAGGCCGAACTGGCACGCAATGCGGGATCGAGCACGAAGCGTCAGATTCGCGTCACGACAGCGAAGGGCTTCTGATGGCCTGGTTCTCGAAGTTCCGAAGCCTGTTCGGCCAATCGCCCGTCCACGAAGCCGCTGGCCGGGGCCGTCGCTCGCTGGCCTGGATGCCCGGTAACCCGGGTGCCGTGGCCGCGATGCTGGCGACCAACAGCGAACTGCGCAGCAAGAGCCGCGACCTCGTCCGTCGCAATGCCTGGGCGCAGGCCGGCATCGAGGCCTTCGTGGCCAATGCGGTGGGTACCGGCATCAAGCCGCAGAGCCTTGCGGCGGACGAGCGCTTCAAGACCGACGTGCAGGCGCTGTGGCGCGACTGGACGGAGGAGGCCGACGCCGCTGGGCAGACCGACTTCTACGGCCTGCAGGCGCTGGCCTGCCGCGCGATGCTCGAAGGCGGTGAATGCCTGATCCGGTTGCGGCCGCGTCGCCCGGAGGATGGCCTGGTCGTGCCCCTGCAGCTTCAGTTGTTGGAGCCCGAGCACCTGCCGATCAGCCTCAACACCGATCTGCCCTCGGGCAACGTAGTGCGCTCGGGCATCGAGTTCGACGGGATCGGGCGGCGCGTGGCCTACCACCTGTACCGCTCGCATCCCGAGGACGGTCGTCTGGCGCCGATGTCGGGCCAGGGCGGGATGGACACCGTGCGCATCGACGCGCGCGAAATCATCCACCTGTTCCGCGTGCTGCGCCCGGGCCAGATCCGGGGCGAGCCGTGGTTGTCGCGGGCGCTGGTCAAGCTCAACGAACTCGACCAGTACGACGACGCCGAGCTGGTGCGTAAGAAGACCGCTGCGATGTTCGCCGGGTTCGTGACGCGGCAGAACCCCGAGGACAACCTGATGGGCGAAGGCGCCGCCGATAGCGACGGTATCGCGCTCGCCGGGCTGGAGCCGGGCACGCTGCAGATTCTGGAGCCCGGTGAGGACATCAAGTTCTCCGACCCGGCGGACGTCGGTGGCTCGTACTCCGAATTCCTGCGCACCCAGTTCCGCGCAGTCGCCGCCGCCATCGGCATCACCTACGAGCAGCTGACCGGCGATCTGACCGGCGTGAACTACTCGTCCATCCGCGCCGGCCTGCTGGAGTTCCGCCGTCGCTGCGAGATGGTGCAGCACGCCGTGCTCGTCCATCAGCTGTGCCGCCCGGTGTGGGCCGCGTGGATGAAGCAGGCCGTGCTCGCCGGTGCGCTCGATGCCCCCGGTTTCGCGCGTGGCGGGCCAGCGCGCCGTCGCCAGTACCTGCAGGTGAAGTGGATTCCGCAGGGCTGGCAGTGGGTCGATCCGGAGAAGGAATTCAAGGCAATGCTGCTGGCCATCCGCGCGGGCCTGATGAGCCGCTCGGAAGCCATCTCGGCCTTTGGCTACGACGCCGAGGATGTCGACCGCGAGATCGCCGCCGACAACCAGCGCGCCGACGACCTCGGCCTGATCTTCGACTCCGACCCTCGTCGCACGTCCAAGGACGGCGGCAGTGCCGAGCCGAACAAGAACGCTGCCGACGCCACGCAAACCGGCAACTCGCCACCTGCCTGAAGGATTCCCATGACCCTGCTACCCCATTTGGCGGCACGCCTCTTTGGCGTGCCGCTGGCGATCCATCGCCCGAAACTTGACGTGATCCTTGCCGTGCTCGGCCCCCGGGTCGGCCTGGCTGACCTGGCCGCACCGACCGGCTTCACGCCGCCCACGCGCACCGCAGCCACCCAGACGCCGAAGGTCGCGGTGATCCCAATCCACGGCACGCTGGTGCGGCGCACCGTGGGGCTGGAAGCCGAATCGGGCCTGACCAGCTACGCGGGGCTCACCGCCCAGCTCGACGCCGCTCTGGCCAACCCGGATGTCGCCGCCATCCTGCTCGACGTCGATTCCCCGGGTGGCGAGTCGGGCGGTGTGTTCGATCTGGCGGATCGCATCCGTGCAGCATCAAGCGTCAAACCAGTCTGGGCCGTGGCCAACGACATGGCCTTCTCGGCGGCCTACGCACTGGCTTCGGCCGCCAACAAGGTGTTCGTGTCGCGCACCGGCGGCGTCGGCTCGATTGGCGTCATTGCGATGCACATCGACCAGTCGGAGAAAGACGCCCAGGACGGCGTCCGCTACACGGCGGTGTTCGCGGGCGACCGCAAGAACGACCTCAACCCGCACGAGCCGATTTCGAGCGAGGCCCACGCCTTCCTCAAGGCCGAGGTCAATCGCGTCTATGGCTTGTTCGTCGAGACGGTGGCCCGCAACCGGGGCATCGAACCGTCCGCCGTGCGCGACACCGAAGCCGGGTTGTTCTTCGGGCAGGCCGCCGTCGCCATCGGGCTGGCGGATGCCATCGGCACCTTCGATGACGCGCTCGCCCAGCTCTGCGAATCCGTCTCCTCCCTCCCGAATCTGGCGGCAAGCCACTCGGGCTCTTTCCGCAACCTCCAGATGGAGTCTTTCATGAATGATCGAACCCACCCCGCTGCTCCTGATCGGCTTGCTGCTGATCCTGCTGGCAGTCCTTCTCAACCGGCGACCGCCACCGCTTTTGACCTGGCCGACGCCGTCGAAATCGCCCAGACCTGCACCCTGGCCGGGCGAGCCGACCTGATCGCGGGCTTCCTCGAGGCGCAGGCGTCGCCCGCCAAGGTGCGCAGCCAGTTGCTGGCCGCACAGGCTGAAGCCAGTCCCGAGATCGTCAGCCGCATCGCCCCCGATGCCGCTGCCTCCACCACCGCCAGCAACCCGCTGCTCGAGGCCGCGAAGCAGCTCGCGGCCAAATCCGCATCGCTGAAGAAGGAAATCTGAGATGCCTACCGTGTTCACCGAATCAATGAACTTGGGCGACCTGCTCAAGTACGAGGCCCCGAACCTTTACTCGCGCGACCGCGTCACGGTGGCCGCTGGCCAGACCCTGCCGCTGGGCGCGGTCGTCGGGATGGTCACCGCCACCGGCAAGGTCAAGCGGATCGACCCCTCGGCCACCGACGGCAGTCAGGTCGCCGCTGGCGTGCTGATGCAGGCAGTCGATGCCGCCTTGGCCGAGCGCAATGACGGCCTGATGGTGGCGCGTCACGCCATCGTCTCCGACCACGCACTCTCGTGGCCCACCGGCATCACCACCGCCGAGCAGCAGGCCGCTATTGCCCAGCTCAAGGCGCTGGGTGTCCTCGTTCGCCAAGGAGTCTGACCATGCAGAACATCTTCGAAAACCCCGCCTTTTCGATGTCGGCGCTGACTGCCGCCATCAACCTGCTGCCGAACAACTACGACCGCCTGGGCGCGATGGGCCTGTTCGTCGACAAGCCGCAGCGTTTCCGCTCGGTGATCGTCGAAGAGCAGAACGGCGTGCTCACGCTGTTGCCGACGATGCCCCCGGGCTCGCCCGGCACCGTAGGCGTGCGCGGCAAGCGCAAGGTTCGCTCGTTCACCATCCCCCACATCCCGCACGACGACGTGATCCTGCCCGAGGAAGTCCAGGGCATCCGCGCCTTCGGCTCGGAAACCGAACTGCAGACCGTCGCGGGGGTGATGGCGCAGCACCTGCAGACGATGCGCAACAAGCACGCGATTACGCTGGAGCATCTGCGCTTCGGGGCGTTGAAGGGCCAGATCCTCGACGCTGATGGCAGCGTCATCTACGACCTCTACAACGAGTTCGGGATCACGCCCAAGACCTTCACCTTCAACATTTCCAATCCGGCCAACGGCTGGGATGTGAAGAAGGCCTGCCTGGATGTCGTCCGCTACGTCGAGGACAACCTGCAGGGCGAACGGATGAGCGGCCTGCATGCCTTCGTTGGCGAGGATTTCTTCGACGCACTCACCGGCCATGATGAGGTCAAGGCCGCCTACGACCGCTGGCAGGATGGCCAGGCACTGCGCACCGATATGCGCGCGGGCTTCACCTTCGCCGGGATCACCTTCGAGGAGCATCGCGGCCGCGCGGTCGCACCGGGCAGTGCCGTGCGCCGCTTCGTCGAGGCCGACGAGGGCCACATCCTGCCGCTGGGCACGATGGACACCTTCGCCACCTACTACGCGCCGGCCGACTTCAACGAGACGGCCAACACGGTGGCGCTGCCGCTGTACGCGAAGCAGGAGCCGCGCAAATTCGACCGGGGCACCGATCTGCACACGCAGGCCAATCCGCTGCCGCTGTGCCACCGCCCGGCGCTGCTGGTCAAGCTAGTGATGGCCTGATGGGGCTGATCGAACGGCTCTACGAGGCCGCTGATCGTGCCGGTCTGCTGGTGATCGCCGATGTCGAGGGAAGAAGCGTTGCAGTGGATTTTTCTTCGGCCGATGAAACCGTGCTTGATGGTCTGCTTCGCGCGGCCGACTACACGATTCGCTTTCCTGCGTCCGCGCTGCCGGAACTTGCCACAGGCCACACGCTTTCCATTGCCGGCGTCACGTACCAGGTGCGCGATGTCCGCAGCATCGGCGATGGCAGCGAGCGTCGCGCCGACCTCTCCCGTCTCTGAGGACCCACAGCATGAACTCCATCCGCGAGCGCATCCTGCGCGAGGTCGTGGCACGTCTGTCGGACGCCGTCGCGCCTATGCCGGTGCTGCGCCATCCGACCATACCCATCACCCGCGAAGCCAGCCCCGCGCTGCTCATCTTTGCCGAAAGCGACAGCATCACCGCCCACGCGAATCACCTGGTGGATCGAGCCCTCACCCTGCGTCTCACCGTGGTGACGCGCGGCGAGGACGCGTTCGACCAGGCCGATCAGACGCTGGTGGCGGTCCACGTGGCGCTGATGCGCGACGCGAGCCTCGGCGGCCTTTCGCTCCTGCTCCACGAAATCGACTGCGAATGGGACGCCGAGGACGCCGATGCCGGCGCCGTCGCAATGCCCGCCCGCTACGAGATTCGCTACCGCACCCACGCCCTGGACCTGACCAAAAACGGATGACTTTCCATGACCCTTGAACTGCTGAAACCTCACACCCACGCCGGGGTGCTTCACTCCCCCGGCACCCACCTCGAGCTCGACGAGGCCACTGCCCGCTGGCTCATCGAGCACGGCGTCGCCCAGCCTGCGCCCCCGGAGGCCGATAGCAAACCCAACACCACTTCCCGCAAAGGAGACTGACCATGCCGTACTTTTCTGGACAAGGCCGCGTCTACATCGGCGCCCGCGACACTGCCGGCGCCCCGCAAGGCCTGAGTTTTGTCGGCAACGTGCCCGAGCTCAAGGTATCGCTGTCGGTGGAGACGTTGGAGCACCAGGAGTCCACCAGTGGACAACGCCTGACCGACCTGCAGCTGATCAAGACCAAGAAGGGCGAATTCGCCTGCACGCTGGAAGAGCTGATCGCGGTGAATCTGGGCCTGGCGCTCTACGGCACGACCATCGAACAGGTCAGCGGCACGGTGACGGCCGAGGCACTGCCCAACCCGGTCACGGCGGGAAGCCTGTACCTGCTCGCCAAGCAGAACGTCTCCTCTGTGGTGGTCAAGGACGCCTCGGGCACGCCCAAGACGCTGCCCGTCGCCCAGTACAGCCTCAATGCCAAGCACGGATCGCTGGTCATCAACGACAAGACTACGGGCGGCCCCTACGTGGAGCCGTTCAAGGCCGACTACGCCTACGGCGCCGCGCAAACGACCGCGTTGTTCACGCAGCCGCTGCCGGAGCGCTGGGTGCGTTTCGAAGGCCTGAACACCGCCGACAGCAACCGCGAGGTGGTGATCGACCTGTACCGCGTGGCGATCAACCCGGCCAAGGAACTGTCGGTGATCACCGACGAACTGCTGAAGTTCGAGCTTTCCGGACAGGTGCTGGCGGACACGCTCAAGCCCGCTGCCGGCGACCTCGGCCAGTTCGGCCGCATCGTGATGCTGTGAGGAGTACACGATGACGACCTCTGACCTGGATGTTCTCGTCCCGCAAACCCAATCCCTGGAGATCGCCGGGCAGCGCCTGACGATCAGTCCGCTGGTGATCGGCGAGCTGCCCGCGATGCTCAAGGCCGTGCGGCCCTTTGCCGAACAGCTGACCGGCGATCCGGACTGGCTGGCTTTGCTCTGCGAGCACGGCGACTCCTTGCTGGCTGCGCTCTCCCTGGCCAGCCGACGCCCGCGTGAATGGGTAGACGCGCTGGCGCTCGACGACGCGATCACGCTAGCCGCCACGGTGTTCGAGGTGAATGCCGATTTTTTCGTGCACCGGGTCGCGCCGAAGGTCAGCACGCTCGCGCAGTCTCTGAGCGGACGGTTGGCTGGGGCGACGCCATCGCCCGTCTGATCCGAAGTGGCCACCGCTACCCGGACATCCTCGGATACACGCTGGGCCAGCTGAACGCGTTTCTGGCCGCCGACAGCCGTCTCGAGCACGAGCGGCTCTCCACCCAGCTCGCGGTCATGACCACCGCCGCCCAGGGCAACCGCGAGGGCATCCGTCAGCTCCAGGCCGAACTCCAACAGGGAACGCGCGATGAAGATCGATCTGGTCGCTGAGGGCTTGCTGGATCGTCGTCGCTTCAACGCCTGGCAAACCGATACCCACAAAACGATCCATTCCGCAGTCGCCCGCGCGATGCGGGATTCCGGCAAAGAGATGGCCGAGCGGGTGCGGGGCGAAATGCGATCCAGCTTCAACGCCGTGAAACCCAAGTTCCTCCGGTCGATGCACGCCAAGGTATTCGACCGTAAAGCCACGGAATTTCCGGCGCTCTACATCGGCTCGAAGGTGCCCTGGCTGGGCCTGCACGAGCAGGGAGGAACGATCCGTGGGCGAATGCTGATCCCGCTGCTGCCGCAACACCGGCGTATCGGACGCAAGGCGTTTGCCCGGGTGATCGATACGCTGATGCGATCCGGCAATGCCTGGTTCGTCGAAAAGAACGGCCAGCAGATCCTGATGGCCGAGAACATCGCCGAGAACGCCCGGCCGCTCGCGCGCTTCCGCAGCGCCGAGCGGGAGCGCACCGGCGCCAAGCGCATCAAGCGCGGCCAGGAGATTCCTATCGCCGTGCTGGTGCGGCGCGTGACCCTCAAGAAACGTTTCGACCTTACCCGTTCGGTGCGGGTCGATCTTCCCCGCCTGACGGCGGCCATCCGCAAGGCAATGTCGAAGGTTTGAGCAATGGCGAATAATCGCGCGCAGATCCTCATCACCGCCGTCGATGAGACGCGACGCGCCTTCCAGTCCGTCCAGGGCAGCCTCTCCCGCCTGCGCAGCGAAGCAAGCCAGGTGGGAGAAGTCCTGTCCCGCATCGGCGCTGCCATCGGTGTGGGACTGGGTGTGCGCGAACTGGTCGAGGTCGCCGACCAGTACAAGAACCTGCAGGCGCGCCTGCGGCTCGCGGTCACCTCCCAGGAGGAATTCAACCGCGCCGACGCGGCGTTGTTCGAGATCGCCCAGCGCAACCGCGCGCCGCTCGCCGAAACCGTGACGCTCTACGCGCGGCTGGCGCCCTCGGTACAGGCGCTGGGGCGTTCGCAGGCGGACGTGCTGGCGGCGACCGATGCCATCGGACAGGCCGTATCGCTCTCCGGCGCCTCCAGCGAGGCCGCGGCCGGGGCGCTGTTGCAGTTGGGCCAGGCCTTCGCCTCGGGGCAACTGCGCGGCGAGGAATTCAACTCGGTCATCGAGCAGACGCCGCGTCTGGCGCAGGCCATCGCCGACGGGATGGGCGTGCCGCTGGGGAGCCTGAGAAAGCTCGCCGAAGAGGGCAAGATCACATCCAAGGCGGTGCTCGATGCCTTGCTCAAGCAGCGCGGGCGCCTCGCCGAGGAATACGCGAGCCTGCCAGATACGGTGTCGGGCGCGCTCACCCGGCTGAAGAACGCCTTCCAGCGCGCCTTCGGCGAGCGAGATGCCAATTCGGGGCTCACCGCAGGCCTCGCGCAGGCGCTTCAAGTGGTCGCCCAGCATCTCGAACTTCTGATCGATCTGGCCGGTGTCGTGCTGGTCGCCGCCTTCGGCCGGATGGCGAGTGCCTTTGCGACCAGCATCGCCGCCGCCCGAGCGGAAGCAGCAGCGCGGCTTGCCAACTTGCGCACGCTGGAGGCCGAGGCGCTGGCACGGGTCCGCCTCGCCGATGCCGCCCTGGCCCAGGCGCGGGCACAGGGCCTCGCCACCAGCGCACTGGTCGCCGATGCGGCAAAGGCTCGGCTGCAAGCCACCGCCGCCACCGGTGCCGTGACGCAGGCCGTGGCCTCCTCGTCGCTGCTCGGTCGCGCGGCGGGTTTGTTGCGCGGGGTGCTGGCACTCCTGGGCGGCCCCATCGGCGTGATCGTTACCACGGTGACGCTGCTGGCCGGAGCCCTCTATTCGGCGCGCAACGCCGTGGTCGAGTTCGGCGGCAAGACCGCGTCGATCAAGCAGATCATCGTGGCCACCTGGGACCTGGTGGTCGGGAAGGTCGGCGAAGTCGTCAGCGCCCTGGGACGGCTGGTCGGGGTCAACAACCTGAGCTGGGACCGAGTGCGCGAGGTGATGCTCGATGCGCTCAGAGCTATCGGCACGGCCATCCGGTCGCTGGTCAATGTCGTTATCGGCGCCTTCAACGCGGTCGGCAGCGTCGTCGGCATCACGGCCGCCTTCATGGTCGAGCGCTTTCGCAACGCCTTCTCCAACATCGGAGAGCTGGCGAAGGCCTTGGGCCAGGACGTGGCAGCGGCCTTTAGCGGGGACTTCTCGATGCAGGCGCTACGCGCCGCGCTCGGCCGCCAGCTCGGTGAGGTGCGAGATTTCGGGCAGGAACTGGCGAGGACCGTGCGCGATGCCGTTACGCGCGACTACGTCGGGGAGGTCGCACAGGCCATCGCTGGCCGCATCCGCTCCGATAAGAACCAGCCTGGCGTATTCGGCCGTCCACAACCACCCACCAAGCCGACGCCTGACAAGGGGGTCGAAGCGGCCAAGCTCGAACTCGTGCAGGCGCAGGCCGAGGCCGAATTCAAGATCCTCAAGGATGCGCTGGATCGCCAGGCGCGCGAACTGGACGCGGCGCTCGAAGACCGGCTGATTTCGCTGAAAGACTACTACGCGGCCAAGACCCGGATCGAGCAGCAGGAGATCGATGCGGAAATCCGGCGCGTGCAGGTGTCGCTCTCGCAGCAGCAGCGCCTGGAAAAGACGGGCAAGGACGAGCCCGCACGCCTCAAGGCGAAAGGAGAAGTCGCAAAGCTCGAGAGCGAGTTGACCGTCCTCAACCACAAGCGCGCGGACGTCGAGGTCGCCAATGCCCGCAAAGCCGTCCAGGCCGAGCGCGAGCTGCGCGAGGAGCTCGCCAAGGTGCGCGACGAACTGCTCGATCTCACGGGTGCGGCGACCAGCCAGGACCGGCGCGCAGCCATCGAGCGGCAGTACCAGACCCTGATCGAGCGGCTCCGTGCCGAGGGCGACACCGAAGGGGCGGCCACCGTCGGTCGGCTGATCGACGTCAAAGCGGCGGCCGCCGACCTCGCCGAGTACGAGCGCCAGTTCAACGACACGCTCGCGCGGATGCGCGCGTCTGAGGAGTCGATCAATCTGCAGCGTCAGTCCGGGCTCCTCACGGAATCCCAGGCCCGCCAGCAGATCCTCGCGCTGCATCGCCAAACCGGCCAATCGCTCGACGCGCTGCTGCCGCAGCTGGAGGCCGCTGCCGCTGCCATCGGGCCGGATGCCGTCGCCCGGGTCCAGGCCTGGAAGAACGGGATCGCGCAGGTGAAGTTAGTCGTCGACGACGTGGCCGTCGCCATCGACGGCGCGGTCCAGGATGGATTCGCCCAACTGTTCCAGGACATCGGCAGCGGCGCCAAGTCGGCGAAGGACGCATTCGCGGATTTCGGTCGATCCGTGCTGCAGACGATCAATCGCATCGCCTCGCAGAAACTGGCCGAGGCCTTGTTCGGGAGCCTGATGGGCGGCGGTAGCGCGGGCGGCGCGAGTGGACTGGGCGGGTTGATTGCCTCGTTCTTCAGCAGCGGCTTCGCCACGGGTGGCTACGTCACCGGCCCCGGCACCTCGACCAGCGACTCCATACCAGCGCGCCTGTCCCACGGCGAGTACGTGGTCAACGCCCGCGCGGTGAGCCGGCTCGGGGTGTCCTTCCTGAACGCCATCAACGGACTGTCTGCCGGGCCACGCCTTTCTGCCGGGCGCTTGGCCTTTGCCGCTGGCGGCCTCGTGCCGGAAGCCCCCGCGCAGCCAGCCCCGGGCCAAAACATCCGCATCGTGAATGTGATCGACCCCGCGATGGCGGCCGACTACCTCAACAGCAGCGCAGGCGAGCGCGTGGTGATGAACCTCATCCAGCGCAATGCCGCCTCCGTTCGCAACATCCTTGGAAGATAAGAATGGCCTGGACTTCTGGCACCGCAACCAATGCCGCCGATCTGTTCAACAAGCTGATCACGTTTCTGACCTCCGACGCGACCCTGGTCGCCGGGGGCGAAGCCTGGACGCTGTTACGCCGTGACACCTTCACGCTTGACGCGAAGCGGGATCTGGCCGAACTGCGGGGCCCAGGTTCCTCGGCGGGCGATGCGATCTACGTGCAGGTTTGCCTGTTCGCCGACGCTGCGGCACCCGCGTATTCGATCCGGGTGCTCGGGTCACAGTCCTGGCAAAGCATCGTTTCGATCAACACACCCGAGGGCCAACCGGGCAGCCTGCTCTCGGGTGCCGGTTCGCTGAGCATCGTGCCGAGGATGCCGGTCTTCAACAGCGCGATCAGCTACTGGTTTGTCGCCAACGGCCGGCGCTTCATCGCGGTGGCGAAGTCCTCGGCGTATTGGGGCGCGCTCTATGCGGGATTTTTTCTGCCCTACGGCACGCCCTCGCAATACCCGTATCCGCTATTCATCGGCGCCAATACTTCGCGCGGCGACAACTACCAGAGTTCGGATCTCGACATCGCCAACAGCGCCTTCTGGCGCAACGATGGTGAATACGGCAGCTACAGCGCGGCGCTCCTGCAGCCGAGCGGCGGCTGGGTCGGCACGAACCGGTTCGATACGACCTACACCGGCCGCACCTGGCCATGGGCAATGTCGTTGGAGACCAGGAAAAACAGCGTCGGGCGCTACGACATCGCCTATCTGACGCAGTTGCCGAACGGCGCGAGCCCACTGCTGCCGGCGATCCTCTATGACTGCGCGACGACTCGTCCGTTCTCGATATGGGGCGAGCTGCAAGGCGTGTTTGCCGTGCCGGGCTTCGGAGTGGCTGCCGGCGACACCGTGACCGTGGGCGGCAAATCCCATCTGGTCGTGCAGGCGGCGACTTCCACCAACACGGCGCGCTTTGCCGCCATCCAACTCGCTTGAGGCGATCATGGCTTACATCACCGGTGCGTCTGCCGACATCAACACGCTGCTGACTGCCATCAAGAATTTCGCGGTCGCCAACGGCTGGACGGCCAACGCCACCGACACCTTTACGCTGACCTTTCCGACCTATGGATCGAATGGTGGCGCCACTCACGCCGGCACGACGTCGATGATTTCCTCGGTCAGCGGCTCCGATGCGTACAAGAACCAGTCGGAAACGAGCCTCGTCGCGAACCGGGTCGTGCTGACCAAGAACGGCGTGTCCTACCAGCTGTTCGCGGTCAACAAGAAGCTCTACAAGAACGGCGTCAATGGCACCTACGCCTGCCTGGAGGCCTGGGTGTGCGACGGCTTCGCTGCCGGCACGGCCGCCAACCTGCAGACCAACAACCGCAAGTTCGTGATGGTAGGTCCCTTGGCCACCTCGCTCTATGCCTACCACCTGTTCTCCAACGGTGACTTCGTGCACGTGGTGATCGAGGAAACGCCGGGCCGATTCCGCCACCTGTCGTTCGGCTTCATCAACAAATACGGCGCCTTTGCCGGGGGCCAGTATCTGACCGCAGGATGCCCCATCGAGTCATTCACGACGACACCCTACGCCTTCAACACCTCGAATCACTCGGTCCCGTTCGGATCGAACGGCCAAGGCCCTTCGAGAGCGTCGCTCGCCTCCAACGGTTACCCAGGCAGCTACGTTCGGGCCGATATCGACGGGTGGGCGGTTGGCTGGCGCCTATTGTCGACCGGGGCCTGGGATACGGCCAACCTGGATGCCTACGGCTGCTCGACGTACTCCAACGCGGTCAATAACCGTGCGGGCTATATCTCGGGGGGACCCCAGGTTTCCTTCTACACCCTGGCGCACGATCTGGCCTATCACTGCTCTCCGCAAGGCTACAACGGTCTGGCGCCGATGCTGCCCTGTCACGTCGGCGTGAATCGCACCCCCTACGTCGGCACCTGGACGCTGCTCGGCGAATTCCCCGATGTGCGCTTTCTGAACATCGCGAACTTCAACCCGGGCGACGAACTGACCCTCGGCACCGACGTGTGGAAGATCTTCCCGCTGTGGAACAAGGCCTACACGCTCGGGGCTGAACCGATCAGCTACGACTACGGCGTGGCTTACCGCAAGGTGGTGTAAATGCCTGACTTCGCCGGCGCCTTCACCTCGGCCATCCTGGGCGGCGCGGCGGCCGCCGGGATGAACGCTTTGTGGGACAACGGCCGTCCCGCCTATTACGCGCCGACCACGGTCGTTGCGGCCATCGTCGTTGCGGTGGGCGTCATCACCAGCGGCCAGCCGTCGCCCGAGGCCCGGATCGCTCGGGCGGGCGCGCATTGCGGCGCCTTCTCGGACGACTACTACTACCGGATCTACCTACAGCCTTCCCGGATCGAGTTCGGCAACCTGGTGATCCCCAGTACCAAGACCGTCGAGATCTGGAACGCTTATCCCGACCCGGTGACGATCTTCCAGCTGGATGGCGACACCGAGGGCCTGTCCCTGGGGTTCTTCCCGCCCACGAGGCTGCGGGGGCTGGAGGGCATCTTCTACGACGTCACGGCGACGCTCGATGGGCCGAGCTTCGTCGATACGCTGCTGAGGCTGCATTTCTCCGCTGGCGGTACCCGAGACCTGGCGATCAGCTACGGGCGGGTGCTGGTCATGGGGCAACTGCACGACTGGCAAGGCGGCTTCACCGAGCGGCTGGAATGGCTGACCGACGTGCTGACGATGCGCGATGGCGGCGAGCAACGGGTTCGGCTGCGGGCCGATCCCCGGCGCTCGTTCGAGTTCGACGTGCTGGAGTACGGCAATGGCGGCCAGCTGGATCTGCTGATGAACGTCTGGCAGTCCAGGGTCTATGCGGTGCCGGTCTGGACGGACAAGGTCTGGCTTGCGACCGCGATCTATCCCGGCGACGCCGTCCTCGCCGTGACAACAACGGATCTGGATTACCACGCCGGCGGATTGGCCATCGTCGGGTCGAACACCGGCGCCACCGAGGCCCTGGAAGTCCTGTCCCTGACCGCTGACACGATCACGCTCAAGCGCCCGGTGCTGGGGAACTGGCCAGCCGGCTCTTGGATTGCACCGGCCCGATTGGGGCGTCTGCCGGCGCAACAGACGGTCACGCGGCCGACGGCGGCGATCTCCCAGGCCAAGCTGCGCTTCGATCTGGAGGACCTGGCCTCGACGGTGACGGCCACGAACTCGCCCATCCGGTACAGAGGTTACGACACGCTGCTGCGGCATCCGAATCGGGTCGAGGACGTCAGCGTCGACTATCAGCGCCTCATCGACCTGTTCGACCACGAAACCGGCACGCCTGCGGTGATCGACATCCCCAACCGGCCCTTCATCGTGCGCCGCTACCAGTTCCTGATGCCGGATCGCGCAGATCTGACCGCGCTGCGGGGCTGGCTCGCCGCCCGTGCCGGCCGACAGGTGCCGTTCTGGGTACCGACCTGGGAGCGGGGCCTCGAAGTGGCGCAGCCATTTGCCCTGGATGCCACCGCCATCTTGGTCCAGGCCCGAGGGTTTGTGACCTATTACCAAGCCATGCCCGGTCGCCAGGACGTCGCGTTCCTGCACAACGACGGCACCTGGTTCCTGCGCCGCATCACCGGGTTCGAGTTCGTGGACGGTGTGGTGGAACGGATGCGGATCGACGCCGCTCTGGGCGTCGCCTGTACGCCGTCTGATTTCCGGATCGTCTGCTTCCTGGAATTGGCCCGGCTGGAGAGCGATGCCGTCGAGATCTTCTTCGAGACGGATCGCGTGGCGCGGGTGACCTTGCCGCTTCGGAGCATCAACGGATGACCTATCAGAACCAAGAAAACAGCCTCCATGCCGGCCAGCCGGTCGAGCTGTATCGCTTCGCGCTCGGGACCACTGTCTGGCGCTACACGTCGGCGCAGAACGCTGTGACCTACAACGCCGAGAAATACATCCCCGCGCCGATCCGCCGCTCGGAGATCGAGCAGACGCAGGAATTCGGCCGCGCGATGCTGAATCTGGAAGCGGCACTCGACATCGGCGTGGTGCAGTCCTTCATCGTGACCCCGCCCGATGGCGTGCTGTCGCTCACCATTTTCCGCCAGCATCTGACTGACCCGAACGCTGAGTTCATCACCTGGTGGAAAGGCCGTGTCGTGTCGGTGGTGTTCAGTGGCGTGACGGTGCAGATGCGTTGCGAGCCAATCTTCACTACGCTGAAGCGCTCGGGACGCAGGGCGAACTACCAGATCAACTGCCGCCATCCGCTGTACCACGGCGGCTGCAAGGTCAACGCGGCTGACTACAAGACCGCCGGCATCGTCGAGAGCGTCGCGGGGCTGGAGGTGACCGCGTCCGTCTTCCTGCCCAAGCCAGTTGCCTGGTTCGTCGGCGGCCGGCTGATGGCCGCCGGGGCGCAACGGATGATCGTCGCCAGCTCCGGTGGCGCGGTGACCCTCTCAGCGCCGATTCCGGGCCTGAAGGCCGGCGATGCGTTCGAGGCCTATCCGGGCTGCGACCACACGCTCGCGACTTGCGCCGCCAAGTTCGGCAACCAGCTGAACTACGGCGGTTTCCCCTACATCCCGGTGAAGAACCCCTTCACCGGGGACGCCATCGTTTGAGGCTTTTCCATGTGGCAATACCTGATCGTGTGGGTGATCACGACGGTCCTATCGTCGCTGCTCGCCCCCAAGCCCAAGACCACCACGCCGCAGCCCGGCGATGTCGATGCACCGGTCGCCGCGACCGACAGCCCGATCCCGGTGCTGTTCGGCACGCGGACGATCAAGCAGCCGAACTGCGTCTGGTTCGGCGATGTGCGCACGACACCGATCAAAACCAAGGGAGGCGGCAAGAAATGATTGCCACTCATCTCGACGCCAAGGCGCTCGGCTACTGCAACGCCGGGCTGCGCCGATGGTTTCCGCGTGATGGCGTGACTTTCGATGATTTTCGCCAGCAGGGCGTGAGTACCGACTGGCTGCGGGCCACCGGGGATGCTATGGCCATCCGGCTGGCCGAGCACGTCGAGCAGGCCGAATCAGGGGCCAAGACATGAGCGGCGGCGGCAAAGGCAGCAAGAGCGTCACGGTCGGCTACCGCTACTACGCGGGGATGCATCTGGCACTGTGCCACGGCCCGGTCGATTCGCTGAACAAAATCGTGGTCGGCGAGCGCACGGCGTGGTCGGGGTCGATGACATCCAGCGGCCAGATCACCATCAATCAGCCCGACCTGTTCGGCGGCGACGACCGCGAGGGCGGCATCGTCGGCGCCGTCGATCTGGTGATGGGCAATGCCTCGGACGGTCAGAACGACTACCTCGCCTCCAAGCTCGGCACCACCGTACCGGCCTTCCGGGGAGTGGTGTCGCTGGTGTTGCGTCAGCCGCAATTGTCGGCGATGAACCCTTACATCAAGCCGTGGAGCGCCGAGCTCACGCGGATCATCCGGCGATCCGACGGTTCGCCGCAGTGGTACTCGGACAAGGCGGCCATTGCCGGTGACATGAACCCGGCGCACATCATTTACGAGTGCCTGACCGACCGGACCTGGGGCCGGGGCTACAGCTCGGCCGAGATCGACGACGCCTCCTTCCGTGCCGCCGCCGACACGCTCTATGCCGAGAGCTTCGGCCTCTCGATCCTGTGGGACCAGCAGCAGGACATCGAGGCCTTCATCGAGCGCATCCTGCAGCACATCGACGGTTCGATCTACGTGAGCCCCCGCACCGGGCTGTTCACGCTGAAGCTGACCCGCGACGATTACGACCCGGCGTCGCTGCTGGAACTGAATCAGACCAACGTGATCCGGCTGGAGTCTTTCGAGCGCACCTTGCCGGAGGAACTCATCAATCAGGTCACACTGTCGTATCACGACCGCACGACCGACAAGAGCGTGTCGATCTCGGTGCAGGACATCGCCGGCATCGAGCGCTCCCTGGGGGAAATCAAGGACGCCAAGGTCAGCTACGAGGGCGTGGCCAACGGCGCCTTGGCCGCGCGCCTCGCGATGCGTGATCTGCGCCAGCTGTCGTCCACCCTGGCGAAGATCACGCTGGTCGCAAACCGCACGGCCGCCAGCCTCAACATCGGCGACGTGTTCAAATTCTCCTGGCCGGAACTGCGGATCGAGCAGTTGATCCTTCGGGTCGCGCAGATCAGCTACGGGACGCTGGCCGACGGCCGGGTGCGGATCACCTGCGTCGAAGACGTGTTCGGCCTGCCAAGCGCCGTCTATCTGGCCCCCGCCGAGAGTGGCTGGATCGATCCCCGGCAAGCGCCCATCGCGGCGAACTTCGTGTCGGTGAGCGAACTGCCGTATTGGACGATTGTTCACGAGATGACGGGTGAGTCGGCCGCCGCCCAGGCCGAGATCGATCCGAACGGCGGGTTCCTGTCCGTCTCCGTCGTGCGTCCCTCGGATGCGGCGATCAACTACGCCGTGCTGACCCGACAGGGCTCGGCTGCCTTTGAGAAGATCGGCGTCGGTGACTTCATCCCCTCCTGCGTGCTCGCGCACGATATCGGGCAAACCGAAGCGGTACTGAACGTGCTCTATGGCGTCGATCTGGACTTGGTCACGCTGGGTACCTACGCGCTGCTCGATGGCGAGCTGGTCGCGATGAAGGCGGTCAATGTCGCCGCTGGCACCGTGACGGTGGATCGGGGTGTGCTGGACACGGTGCCTGTCACGCATTCGGCCGGCGCACGGCTGTACTTCGTCGAAGGTGGACAGTTCTACAACACGACCCAATACCTGAGCGGCGAGACGGTGCAAACCAAGGTGCTGCCAGCTACCGGGATGGGCGTCCTGCCCGAGGCCTCAGCCACCACAATCGGCTACACCTTTGCCAAACGGCAGATCCGTCCCTATCCACCCGGCAAGTTTCGGGTCAACAACCTCGACTACAGCCTCAGCTACATCACCGGCGAGGTGACGGTCAGCTGGGCACACCGCAGCCGGGTGCTGCAGACCGCCTATCTGGTGACGCAAGGCGAAGCGAATATCGGTCCGGAGACCGGTACGACCTACACGTTGCGGATCTACGGCGAGGCCGGCACGCTCAAGCACACCGAAACGGGCCTGACCGGCACGAGTTGGACCTATCCGATGGCCACCGAGATTTCCGAGAGCGGCCTGAATCGACCGAACGAAAAACTGACCGTCAAGGTCGAGGCGGTGCGCGACGGGTACACCAGCTGGCAGGTCCAGCAGATCGACATCCCCGAGTGCCGTGGCTACGGCATGTTCTACGGGGCTACCTACGGAGAATGACATGGCTGCAATGCAAGGCCCCAACCTGGGCGTGAACTACGGCTGGACCGCCCGCGAGTCGGGGTGGAACACCGGAATGGATGCCAACCTGAAGTTGCTCGATGCGGTGCTGCAGTTGTCGGCGAAGTCGCGCACATTGGCAGCGCCGCCGACCACGCCAGCGAACGGCGACCGCTACATCGTGGCACCCAGCCCCACCGGCGCATGGGCCGGAAAGGCCGGTCAGATTGCCGCGCGCGTCGAAGGAGCGTGGTCGTTCTTCGCCCCGAAGATCGGCTGGACCTGCTTCATCGAGGACGAGGGCGTGCTCTCGGCCTACAAGGCCACAGGCTGGAGCCCGGGCCTCACCATCTGATCACTATCGTCACCCCCTGAAACCCGCCCTCGAGGCGGGTTTCGCATTTCTGGAGACTACCCATGACCGATTCCGAAAAGCCCGCGCTCGTCGAGAACATGCTCTTGCTGCGCAAAGAGGACTTCGACGATCTGCTCGCCCACGCCGCCGAACGCGGTGCCGAGCGTGTACTGTCCCACCTCGGCCTGGAAAACGGCCACGCGGCACGCGACATCCGTGAACTGCGGGATTTGCTCGAGGCTTGGCGCGATGCCCGTCACACTGCGTGGCAGACCTTCGTGAAGGTGTTGACTACCGGCATCCTGGCCGCACTGCTGGTCGGCGCGGCCATCAAGCTCAAGCTGATGGGAGGCTCCCAATGATCGAGACCTTGCTCGGTGGCCTCCTTGGCGGGGCCTTCCGTCTCGCGCCCGAAATCCTCAAGTGGCTCGACCGCAAGGGCGAGCGCGGCCACGAGCTGGCGATGCAGGACAAGGCGCTGGAGTTCGAGAAGCTGCGCGGCGCACAGCGGATGGCCGAGATCGGCGCGAGTGCGGATGCGGCGTGGAACGTCGGTGCCATCGAGACGCTGCGCGAAGCCGTGCGCACGCAGGGCGAGAAAACCGGCGTGCGCTGGGCCGACGCGTTGTCGGTCAGCGTGCGACCCGTCATCACCTACTGGTTCATGGCACTGTACTGCGCGGCCAAGACAGCAGCATTCACGGCCGCCGTGACTGCTGGCGCTGGCTGGGGCGCGGCCATCCTGCACGCCTGGACGGAGGCCGATCAGGCGCTGTGGGCTGGAGTACTGAACTTCTGGTTCCTCGGACGCGTGTTTGATCGGGTGCGACCGTGATCGAGGTGCCGCAATCGGCCATCGACCTGGCCAAGCGCTTCGAAGGATTCGAGCGCAAGGTCAAGCGTGGAGTCGAGATCACCGCCATCCCCTACATCTGCCCCGCAGGCTTCTGGACGATTGGCTACGGCCATCTCTGCGATCCAAAGGATCCGCCAATCACCGAGGCCGAGGCTGAGACCTATCTGGCGCGCGATCTCCAATCGGCACTCGCTGCCACGCTGCGCTACTGCCCAGTGCTGGCCACCGAGCCGGAGGGAAGGCTCGCCGCCATTGTGGACTTCACGTTCAACCTCGGGCCCGGTCGGCTGCAGGCCTCGACCCTGCGGCGGCGGATCAACCAGAGGGGCTGGGACAGCGCAGCGCAGGAGCTGCGGCGGTGGGTATATGGCGGCGGGAAAGTGCTGCCAGGACTGGTGATGCGGCGGGAGGCTGAGGCAATGCTGATGCTCGACGATT